TTAGCCCCAATAGCAATACCTCATACCTTTGGCGGTATGAATCCTTCGATCTTTATAGATCGTGATGGTGACATTCTTGTAAATGTTCGATGCGTGAATTATATTCTTTATCACTCAGAGAACAATCAGCAATTCCCCTCTCGTTGGGGGCCACTTGCTTATTTGCATCCTGAAAAAGATCAGCGATTAGTTACAGAAAATTACTTAGTACGGCTTAATAGCAATCTTAAAATTACTGATTGCGTTAAAGTTGAAATGCTTAAACTTCATGAACCTATTTGGGAGTTTGTAGGGTTAGAAGATGCTCGCCTTGTTTATTGGGATGATTATTACCTCATAGGCGTTCGGCGTGATACTACAACTAACGGCGTAGGCCGCATGGAGTTAAGCAAAATCGAGTTAGATAAAGAAAACTGGATTGCTAAAGAAGTTGATCGCAAGCGAATCCCTGCGCCAGCGCCGGATAACTCGTACTGCGAGAAGAACTGGATGCCGATTCTTGATCGCCCTTATCACTTTGTTAAATGGAATAGCCCTGTTGAAATTGTTGAATTTGACGGAACACAGACCAATCAAATCAGCGTTCGACAAGGAGTTCAACCGCCTAAAGATCAGCGCGGTGGCTCTCAGCTCATTAGATGGGGCAATTGCTACATTGCGATAACCCATGAAGTTGATCTATTTAAGAATTACCTCAATCAAAAAGATGGCATATACCGCCATAGACTTTGTGTTTATGATGATCAGTTAAACCTTGTCGGGCTATCCAAAGAGTTTTCATTCTTAGATTTTAGAATTGAGTTTTGTGTAGGAATTGCCGAATACAAAGGCGATCTGCTTGTAAGTTTTGCTGTAGCAGATAACGCTGCATTTGTGTTATGTACGCCACGCGTTATTATTGAGGACTTAATAGCGGAGGCGCTTGATGCTTGATGAATTTATTTATGCTTTATCTAAAGACCCATTTGACCCCCAATTAAATTTTAATGTTGCGGTTCAATATGAAAAAGCAGATCAGATAGCGAGCGCAGTAGGGTTTTATTTAAGAACGGCTGAATACGGCAAGGACACGCATCCAACCCTTGTTTACGCATCACTTCTAAAACTTGCCAAATGTTTTAACGATCAAAACGACAGATTACACACAGTTTCTAATTGCATCCTTCAGGCTATTGCTTATTTGCCTTATCGCCCTGAAGCGTATTTTTGGATGTCACGCTTTCACGAACGGCAAGGTAATTGGCAAGAGTGTTATACATTTGCCAAGATCGGATTGCATCAACAACCGCTTAACGATTTGCCCGTTGATTGCGAGTTTAATAGTTATTGCCTTAACTTTGAAAAAGCCGTTTCTGGTTGGTGGATAGGTCGCGCTGAAGAATCTAGATTGTTATTTCAACAATTGCTTCAACTTGATCTTACGCCTGAATATAGGCAATCAATAGAGCGCAACCTTGCTACTATTTGATATAGGAGCTAACCGGGGAGATGCTACGGTTGTTGGAGTTGCGCTTGGTTATAGTGTAGTAGCCGTAGAACCTTCACGGGTTTATGCGGAGTTAGTCAAAAATTTTATTTACAATCCAAAAGTTACACCGCTTAAATACGCCGTATCCGATAAAGATTACCAGCGCGTTGAGTTTTATGAAGCGCAAGAAGATGGGTTAAGCACCTTAAACAAGGATTGGCTTACTTCTCCAAAGATGCCTTACAATGGCAAACCTTTTAGAATTATTCACGCTACAACAATCACGGTAGATACCCTTGCCAAGATATACGGCGAACCTGATCTCATCAAGATAGATGTTGAAGGCGCTGAATGGTCAGTATTTAATGGCATGACTCGCAAGATGGGCATGATTGCTTTTGAGTGGACTCAGGCAACAATAGACGAACACCAAAAGCAATTAGATTATTTGCGCAATCTTGGATATACCGAGGTTGCACCGCAATTTATTGAACCGCACTTAGATCAACCTACTGACTGGTATCCAATAGATCAAGATTTATGGGCTTGGCGAGACAAGAACGCTAATGCTTGGGAATCAGATGGCTGGAAAAGAAACAAACTTAGACCGACAGCCGATGTCGGAATGATTTGGGTTAAATGACAAAGGAGAACGAATGGGCTTATTAGATCGCCTTGCCGCTAAAGTAGCGGAACAGATTACTAAAGCGCCAGCGCCTACTGCTACTCCCATGAATGTCAATGCTCTCACAAGCACCGATACACAGCATTACAACGCAACGCCCATGTATCGTGACCCTATTCTTGGTAATAACCCATTTCCTGCCGCCGTTCCACTATTTCCTAACGCGATTAACCCACTTCGCGCCGATGGTCGCCCTGATCCTCGCCGGTATGAATTTCTTGTCGCCCAGAACATCAACCTTTTTGAAAACCGCCTTGTACCGTTTAAGACTTTGCGCGTAGCGGCTGACCAAATTGACATCCTTCGCCGTTGTATTGAGGTTCGCAAAGCTAAACTCGTAGGACTTGATTGGGACATTGTTCTCTCAGATTCCGCTAGTGAAAGAATCATTGCTGAAGCGGGTGGAAATCACTTGCGCGCTATGGCAGATGCTAGAGAAAAGTTTGCCCCTGAAATCGCTCGCCTTCGCGCCTTTTGGGAAACCCCAGACCCTCATAATGGTTTGACCTTCTCTGATTGGCTAGGCATGGCTATTGAGGAGATGGATGTTCTCGATGCGCTTGCTATTTGGCCTCAAACAAAAGTCAATGGCGAAATTCGTGGACTTCAAATCCTTGACGGCTCAACTATTAAGCCTCTTTTGGATGATCGCGGTATGCGCCCTGACCCTTCAGTTGGCCCCGCCTTCCAACAGATTCTTTTTGGATTCCCTCGCTCAGAGTTCCACGCTCCCGTAGATGATGAGGAAGCCGATGGAGTCTTTTCTAGTGATGAACTTGCTTATCTTGTAAGAAACCGCCGCGCTAATTCAATTTGGGGTTATTCGCCGGTTGAACGCGCCTTGCCTATGGCAGATATTTACCTTCGCCGCCAACAATGGATTAAGGCTGAATTTACCGATGGTGTAATGCCTAAGTCTTGGATGGAATTGCCAGAGTCGGCAACAATGACCCCTGAGCAAATCCGCGCTTATGAGGCTATCTATAACGATGAACTTTCAGGACAGACTGAGCAAAGAAATCGTATGCGCCTTCTCGTACCAGGTGGACAACTCAAGTTTGAAGAAGGCTATTCAGAAAAGTTTTCTGACCGCCTAGATGATTACCTCATCACTTCCATTACCGGACATTTCGGCGTTCTACCTACTGAACTTGGATATTCTGCTAAATCTGGTTTGGGTGGAAGCGGTCATCAACAAGGCGAAAAGGAAGCCGCTGAAGCGATCGGTATTATTCCTACGGCTAAATGGCTCTCGCAACAACTCTCAGCCCTTTCCTATCGCTGGTTGGGTATGCCTAGAGAGCTAGAATTTAAGTTAGCCCCTAGTGACCAAACCGATGACGAAAGCAAAGCAAAGCGCGATGATATTCGCCTTCGCAACGGTGGAAATAGTTTGAATGAGGATCGCGCCTCACGCGGTATGCCATTACTTGATACCCCTGAAGCCGATATGCCTATTCTTGTCGCTGGACAATCTATTTATCTTTACGGCCCAGATGGATTAACTCCCGCTGGAACTGCTTTAGATGATGAAGGTCATGTTGAGGAAACTCCTGAAACACCCGAAACTCCTGAAGCACCTACCGAACCTGCTCAAGAGGAAGTTAAGAAATTTATCCGTTGGGTAAATCGTGGCACACCTTCACGCGCCTTTAACTTTGAGTACCTAGAGAAGTCTTACGCCGAAACCCTTAACAAGTTTATTGAGGCTAAAGATATTGACGGCGCTCGCTGGTACGCCGAACGCTACTTGGGGTTGTAATGGAATGGCATGGCACAAGTATTCGCCTCGCCGCAAAACACGCTGACCAAATCCGTAAGGGATTCAAAAGTGCTTTTAACGCTGACAACATTGTTGCCGATTTCTTTGCCGCGCATTTAGGGCAAACAGAACTTACAACTCAACAAGCCCGCGACTGGACTAACACCCATATAACACCCGATAAAACGGCTCTAAACGCCTCTCTAAAGCCTTTATACGCCGATGGATGGGTATTGGGTGAGGCAGTAGCGCAAACGCTTTTAATAAAGCAAATTGATAAATCAATCACCATTAGCCCAACTATTGCGCCGGTAGTTGATTGGTCAAGTTGGACACCTGGCAACAAAGCCGCATCCGCTTTAATCAAGCCAAAAGGTGGCTTGCAAAATCTATTAGACCGCCGAGGTTTAATTATTGATGGTGTAAGCAATACCAAGTTAGATAGAATTGGAACAGTTTTAGGTAAAGCCTTAGAATTAGGTATTACACCTAAAGAAGTTTCCATCATGGTTGATGCCGTTATTAACGATGCTCAACAAGCGCTCATTATTGCCCAAACCGAAATGAGTCGCGCTATGACAGTCGCCTCACGCAATCTTTATGAAACTTCAGGAGTCGAGCAGGTTGAATGGCTTGTAGCTGAAGGCTGTGACGATTGCAAAGAAAATGCCGATGCTTCCCCTATCGGAATTAACGAAACTTTCCCAACAGGCGACACAGAACCACCTGCTCACCCAAATTGTATGTGCGATCTCGCACCTTATGTAGTAGATACCTCAACACTAGGAGAATAAATGGCACTTATCCAAACCAATAACACGGTGGGAACATCCGCGCAGGTTATTTTTACTGTCCCAGTTGGCAACCGTCAAAATGTCCCTGTCTATATTGACAACCTAGACACCGCACCTATCTGGATTGGTGATTCTGGTATCACAACCTCTGGCGCAACTCAAGGGATTAAGATTGCTGCTGGTGGTTCACGCCAACTTTGGTGCAACGCCGAAGATCAAATTTACGCAATCTCAGCCGCCGGAACTGGCGCTGGTTTAGTAGTAGTTACAGCATCGGTCTAAGGAGCAAACATGGAGCGCGATTTTACTACCGCTTACGCCACCATTCTCAAGTATGACGAGAATGAAGATGGAACCCTCATGGTCTATGGCAACGCCACAGATGATTCACTAGACCTTGACCAACAAATTTGTGACCCTGCCTGGCTTGAAAAGGCTATGCCGGATTGGTTCACCTCAGGTGGAAATGTTCGTGAGATGCATGGCCCTAACGCGGCAGGAGTGGCTAAAGAATATGAAAATAAAAACGGCAAGCACATTATTGGCGTTCATGTTGTTGATCCTCTGGCTGTTAAGAAGGTCAAGACATCGGTTTATCGCGGATTCTCAGTAGGTATCAAAGCCCCTCGCGTTGTACGCGATAACAAGGCGGCTAATGGTCGCATTATTGATGGGTCAATCATTGAAGTTTCTCTAGTAGATCGCCCTGCTAATCCAAACGCTAAGTTGATTTTGGCTAAGTCGGTTGAAGGAGAAAGTTCACTTGTTCGGGTTGAGGAAATGCACGAATACAAAGCACCTCTCCCTAGCGAGATGTTCAAGAATATAAAGACCGAGAAAGGGTCAAAGATGGAAACAATTAAGCAAATCACGGAATTGGCTAAGTCTTTGACAACCGACACCGTGAAGTTTGACCAAGCATCATTCGATGCCGCCCGCCGTGCGATTGCGGCTCTCATCGTTGCCGAGGCTAGTGAAATGGCTGAAGGTTCAGATGAAACCTATTCCCTATCCCAACTCATTGAAGTCGCTAACCATCTTGTAGCTTGGTATCAAGGCGAAGTTCAAGAAGGAGAAGCAGAACCTATGTCAGATATTGAAATGGCTGTAGAGCCAGATGTTCAGAAAGACCCAGATACAACAATGGGTTGCGATTGCGCCGGATGCAAGGGTTGCGCCGATAAAGGCGGTTGTGATTCTAAAATGTGTTCGATGCACATGAGCGCACACGATGATTCAATGAAGTCTGCTCATAAGTGCCTTGAGTGCGGTTGCACAACTTATGACGATAATCATGGTCGCACCGATGTTTCAACAGCCGAAATCGTTGATCTTGGAACTAAGTCTGCTGAAGCAGATGAAGTTACCGAGGCAATCAAGGAAGCAATTACTCCCGCCGAGGAGACCGAAGTTTCTGAAACTCCCGTTTCAGATGACGACAGCCTAAAGGCTCTTGTCGCAGAAGCCGTAAAGAGTGCTATGGAACAGTTTAAAGCAGAGAAAGCAGAATTGGTCGCTGAAAAGGATTCAGCAATCGAAAAGGCTTTGAGTCTTGAAACCGAACTAGCAACGGCGTTGGAAAAGACAGTTGTCGGTGGCCCAAAGCGCACCGCAACAAAACTATCAATGGAATCTCAGAATGAACACATCGTTAAGGCTTTGCAACTCAAGGCTAAGGCAGATGCTTCAACTGATCCAATTCTCGCTCAAGGCTACATGGAACTCGCAAATGATGAGTTCCGTCTTGCTAAGGGCGCAACACTCTAAACGAAAAGGAAATAAATTAAATGGCAACAGCCCAAGAAATGTTTGGCGATTCTTCGCCAAAAGACTTGGCAGTTAAGTCAGAGGCTTTCGATACAGCCCTCAAGGGTGCTATCTCAACTCCTAATACTGACCCTCTGTTCAAGCAAAAGGTAGATGCAGGACTTCCACAGTCTTTCACAAAGGCTGCTGGCGCACAGGAGCAAATTGCTTCACTTCTCGCCAACAAGTCACTTTCTGCCGATGCAGTAGCATCACTTAATAACGCTCTCGCACAGACAACAGCGGATATTGCTAAGGACATTAGCCTTACATCTCCTCTGAACTCATCTTTCGCAGCCTTCGATCTTGAAGCACCTGCAAAGTACCTCGTACCAGTTCCAACACCATTGCGTAACAAGCTACCTCGCACTAAGGGTGTCGGTACTGCTCACCGCATCAAGAAAATCACAGGATTCTCTAACGCCATCACCGGCACAGCGAACATCCACCCAGGTATCACAGAAACCACACAGAACAACTTTGCTGTTAATGGTTCTGCACAACCTCTATACCTCAACCGTGGCCCTAAAATTTCTTACACCGCTTCAGATGCAATCTTTGCTTATTCCTCATTCGGTTTGAGCGATGATGTAACATTCGATGCACAATACTCAGGTCTTGGATACCAAGATTTGATTGCTACCTCTGCTCGCACACTCCTTTACAGCTCAATGCTCGCTGAGGAGCGTATGTTGCTCATGGGTCGCGGAACAGTTGCAAACGGATTCTCTGGCGCTCTTACTGCTCCAACAATCACATTGACAGCCCGTACCGCTGTAACAGGTGAAACACCTCTTGCAAACGCTACCTACTATGTCTATGCAACCGCAGATGCAGGTTCATTCGGTGAGTCTGTTTCCTCAAGCGTTGTATCAACTGCATCATCAACTCAGGTTATCGATGTCAAGGTTTCAACACCAATCTCAGGCGCTCTTGGATACAAGGTCTATGCAGGAACCACAACTGGAAACGCTAACGCTTTCTATCAAGGTCGCTCTGCTACAACAACCTACACACTTCAAGGCACAGTTGCTACAACTGGCGCAACTGCTCCAACTGCTGATACCTCTGCTTACACCGCAGGATATGACGGAATTTTGTCTTATGTTCTCGGTTCACAGTCAGGTTACAACAACAACATCAACGCAACATTCTCAACAAGCAATCCTGGCGTAGAGTTCCAGACTGCTTTCGCAGCAATGTACGCTAACAACCTCGCTAACCCAGATGAGATTTTCTTGAACGGTGCAGACCGCAAGCAACTCTCAGACTCAATCAAGAATGGTTCAACTGCTAACTACCGTTTGAACCTTGCTCAGAATGATGTCGGCGATTATGTTGGTGGCGCAGTTATTGGCGCACTTCACAACGAAGTAACCGGCAAGCTCGTTGATCTCACAGTTCACCCTTACCTTCCACAAGGCGTTGCTCCAATCCTTTCTTATGTTCTCCCATTCGAGAACTCAGAAGTCAGCAACCTCTGGGCGGCTGTGAATGTTCAGGATTACACATACCTGAACTGGCCAAAGATTCAACTTCAGAACGAAGCATCAACCTACTGGCGTGGAACATTCGTTTCCTACGGCCCATCATGGTCAGGTGCAGTTTCAGGAATCAAGGCTGCTTAATAAGTAGTAATTGGGGGAGTGGCTCTATTCGGGGTCACTCCCCTATCTAAAGGAGGCAAATATGACAAAGATGATTCCACCAAAAGGCATGACAAGCGTTTCGATTGATACGCCTAATGGTAAGAAAAGTAAGTTTGTGGGCAAGGATGGATTACTAGACATCAAAGACCCAAAACTTGTAAGAAAATTAAAAGATGAAGGCTTAGGAATCGCCAGCACATCGGGCGTTATTCAAAGAATGTCGGCAGTCGGCTATGACTGCAAAAAGTGTGGATTCGGTTCGTTTTTCAAACAATGCTCAAAGTGTGGAGAGATAAATGGCTAATGGCTTCGGTAATACAACTCACCAATTCTCCACTCCTTACCTGACCCTTGCCGAATACAAAAACGCCCCTACTGCTATTGATTTAGATAACCTAGTTTGGAACTCACAAGACCCAGATGTTCAAGATGCGGAGTTAAGCAATGTCATTGCTAGAGCAAGCTCTTGGATTGATACCTACTGCAACCAAGTTCTCGCTGCCACAACCGAAACTGAAAATATGCGGGCGCGTATCTCTCAAGACGGAACAATCCGAGTTCATCCACGCTATAACCCCATTATTGCCCTTGTTGGCTTTAGTTACGGCAACCCATCAACCCAAATGAACCCCGTTGATCCATCACTTGCATGGATTGAGGATTATCAAATTATTATCCCTGCCGGAAACCTCGGTTTCAATTACACCTATCAAGGCCCTCTACAATTTGGGCTTCCCGCTACACCTCGCTCTGAAATGTTTATTAACCTTCAGTATGTCGCAGGTTACGCCAATACAACTATTACAAGCGCCACTCAAGGCGCAACAAGCCTTACAGTTGCAGACCCAACTGGTATCACCGCAGGGCTTACTCTCAAGATTTATGACGGTTTTGATTCAGAATTTATCACAGTTGCCAGCACCTACACTTTTGGCTCAACAACAATTCCACTTACTAGCCCGCTTGCCTATTCTCACGCTTCGGGAGTTTCCATCTCTGCCTTGCCTCCAGCGATTAAGGAAGCGGCTATTTTGGTGACTACCTCAATGCTCAAGGTTCGCGGAGATAACTCAATGGTCATGAGCGTTGCCTCACGCGCAGGAGAAGCAGTAGATGGCGCTCAGAAAATTGGCACAGAACTTAAAATTGCTATGGACTTACTTGTTCCTTATCGCAGGATTCGCTAATGCTCAAAGGTCGCGCCGCCGTTCGTTCGACAATAGCCACCTTTATAGGTCAGCCAAATGTGCAGGGTATCAATCAAGTTTTCACCTCATTTCCTAAGCGCATTGATTTTCAGAAAAACTCGCTACCTTCTCAACTCTCTAGGTGTGCCGCAGTTATTCATATTGAGGCAGAGCGCGAAAACCGTTTAGCAATCGGTGGCGCAACTAACGGAATTAAGCAGGTGGATTACACCGTTGTCATTCAGCTTTTTCATCACTCCTCAGAGCGCAACGCCGAGGATGCTATGGCTGACTTTGATAATACGGTTGAAAACCTCAAAGAGAAATTGCGCTCAGACCACCAATTCGGCGATCCATCGGGAGTTTTGGTATGGCAGGGCGCGGAGCCAAAGATAGACATTACTTTTGGCGAACCCGCTTCAATGGATGGAACCTCAATCGAAACTTGGGCATCTGTTCGCTTTGATGTAACCCAAATGATTCAAGCATAAGGAGCAAAATGAAATTTCAATACAACGGTGCAGACGAGCGCACCTTTCCTTCAATCGCAATAACAGTTCAGCCCGGCGACACCTTTGATGCTCCTGATGATTTCAGCGCAACGAATGTTTCTCCAGTTACAAAATCAACCAAGCCAACAGTAGGAGAGTGAAATGGCATTAGCACAACCATCCGTCAAAAGTTACCTCGGAGTGGCTTTAGAAACCACAAAAGGAACTGCAGTCGCCGCAACAAACTTCGTTCCCATTACACTCAACACTTTCAAGCCTGTTGATGTTATTGACCCACTTTATGATGCGGGTATTCGTGGCTCAATGGTTGAGAATTACAACTACATTCAAGGTCGCAAACACACAACCGTAGATTTCGGCGGCCCGGTATTCGCTGACACCATCGGCTATTGGGTTGCAGGTATTCTTGGAGATGTAACCGTTACCGGTGCTTCAGCTCCTTATACCCACGCTATTGCGTTGAAAAACGCCGTAGGAACAACGGGCGATGCTCAACCTAAGTCTTTGACAATTACAGATTTCTATTCCGCAGGAACCCGTTATTACCCTGGTTGCCAGATTACAGATTTTGGCTTGACCTTTAACGCCGATGGAATGTTGGAATACACCGTTAAGGCAATGGGCTTTCCTTCCACCACAACCACCGCGCCAGCCCCTTCATTCTCAACTGTTCTACCTACTCAGGTTTGGACAGGAACAGTAACAATCGGTGGATCGGCAGTCGGATACACCCGTTCAGGAACCCTTGACCTCTCTCGCAAATCAGAGGCTATTTGGGGAGTTTCTGCTACTCAATCTCCTTACCAAGTATTCCTCGGCGGTCTTACGACTAAAGGCAAATTCACATTCGTCATGCAAGACGATACAGAATTGACCCGTTACATCACCAACACCCAACCAGCAATCACTTTCAACTTCTCAACAGGTTCAGGTTCAACCGCTACTCAGGTTCAATTCACTCTTTCAAAGGGTGCTTATGTAACCGGCGCGATTGAGCGTAATGCTGATTATGTTGAAGTTACCGTTGATATTGAAGGTCTTGGAAATACCACCGATGTAGGCGCAACTGCAGGTTACTCACCTGTTAAGTTCACTCTACAAAATGCGCTTCCTTCTGGCACATTCCAGTAAGGATAAGATGTGTAAGGGGGAGCCGCCTTCCCTCCCCCTTGCACCCTATTCATCGAAGGCACAGTTGGAAGGAAAACTATGGAAAAGACAATTACTCTCCCCAAGTCGGGCGCGACAGTTACATTCCGCGATCCAGATACAATCTTGCAAAAAGACCGCGAAAAGATGTGGTCATTTATTGACACCGACAGCACCAATAACATCGTTAGATCAAACTCTGCCCTTAAAGGTTTAATGGCAGTCATGGTTAAATCATGGACACTTGATTTGATTATTCCTAGCGTTGTCCCCGATTCTCTTGGCGAGCTAAATAGCGCAGATTACGATGCTATTGCTATGGCGGTTTCTCCCTGGGTTGGAATTATGACCCCAGACTTTACAAGCGAGGAAACCGATAGCCCAAAAGACAACTCGCAAGACTTGAATGGGAATTAACACATCCCGATTCTGAACGCTCGCCGGATGCTAAATACCCAGACCTTGAGTATATGTATTACATCTGTGCTAAAGAATTTGGTTGGACAATAGAGGAAACCCGTTCTCAACCAGTTAAGTATCTTGATTGGATTCTAGCCATTCACGGAATGGTAAAGGGGATTGAAAGTGATAACGAGTAACATCAAGCAAACAATGAGGGAATGGGAAAAAACCACCGATTCCCTCGATGCCCATGCTATCGCCGCCCGCGATGAAATGATGAAAGAACTTATTGGATTATCCAAAAAAGAAATTAAGGGCGAGCGTTATTATTTTCCATCTAAAAGTGGAAAAACTCGTTATTACGCAAAGGCAACGCCAGGTGAGCCTCCAATGAACCGCACAGGTAATTTACGGCGATCCATTACGGGCGTTAAGGGTAAAGAAGGATTTGGCACTTACACCGCTATTGTTGGCCCTGGCATGAAATACGCAAGACACCTAGAACTTGGTGGCCCGAAATGGAAAGAGGGCGTTAAGTTCCCATTCATGGAACCAGCATGGAGAAAGTTTCAATCAATCGGCATGGAAATTATTAAAAAGCACTTTAACTTAGGGAGAATATAAATGGCGGGCGTATTTGACATATTCTTTGAAGTTAAAGCCAATGCCTCTGAAGCGATTGCCTCTTTTGGTACTGTCAATAAAGAGCTTGCCAAAATGCAAAAGAATGGCGAAATTGCTAGTACCGGTATGCTCAAAATGGAGAAGGCTTCCAAGTTGGCGGGTATCGCTCTTGTAGGTATAGGTGGAGCATTTGCCGCCGTTGCTGGCGTAAGCATTAAAGCCGCTATCGAGGTTCAAGGCGCACAAGCCAAACTCAAAACCGCCGTTCAAGATACTGGCGTAAGTTTCGCCAACTTCATTCCTTATATGAATGATTCTGTTGATTCAATGGCAAAACTTAACTTCACGGCTGGCGACACAATGACAGCGCTCGCTCAAATGACCGCCGCTACTCGTAATCCTCAAACTGCAATTTCTATGCTCGGTGCTACTGCCGATCTAGCCGCCTTCCAACATGAAACCCTTGCTCAAGCCGCAGATACAGTTTCTCGCGCTGCTATGGGTCAGGCTCGCGGTCTTGGTGATTTGGGTGTTGCATTAGGCAAGACAATTCCTAAAGGCGCAACAGTCGCTCAAATTATGCAAGCGATTGCGGATAGAACTCATGGAGCCGCTAAAGCCGCCGCCGAAGCCGATCCCTGGAAACAACTTACGGTTCAATTTGGCTTAATGGAGGAAAAGTTAGGTACTGCTCTTTTGCCCGCTTTTAAAAAATTAAGTGATTGGATTATTAATACTGGATTACCCTGGCTTGAAAAATTGGGTAAATGGATTTCCAACAATAAAGGATTATTTGAAGCTCTTGGAGTGACTCTTGCCGCAATTTGGGTTGCCCCTAAAGTTGATGCTTTATTGATTGCAATTAGAAGTATTGCTGGCGCTTGGGGTCTTGTTGCCACATCTGCCGATGCTGCCGCCGTTGCCGAAAGCGAAGCCGCTGCAGCAGGTGGTGGAGCCGGAACAGTCGGCGCGTTTTCTAAAATGGTTCCACAACTTGCCGTTTCTTTTTTAGCGGCTCAAGCATTTGAAAAATCCATTGGAACTCCGCTTACAAAGGCTATGAGTACGGGTGGTTCTA